CAACCACGAGCGCGTCCGACCCGACCGTTACGACCAATCCGACCTTTGCTGAAGGGGGCAGCCGGGTCACCCTGGAAAATCACCGTGCATCGGCCACCATCAAGCAGGCCGGCGCGGCTTCCATGGCAGAGGCGCAGGTTCGCATCTACGGTATGACGCCGAGCCTGATGAACCAACTTTCGACGCTGGGCCGGGTAAGACTGGCGCAAGCGCGCAACACCATCAGCATCTCGGCAGGCAATGACGAAGACGGCATGGCGGTGGTGTTCCAGGGCACCATCACCACGGCATGGGCGGATTTCAAGAGTGCGCCCGAAGTCCCGTTTCATGTGCTGGCGCAGTCAGGTATGGCGGCAGCGCTGACCATCGTGCCGGCCGCGAGTTTTACCGGGGCGGCCGATGTGGCAACGCTCATGTCAGGCTTCGCCACACAGATGGGGTTCGCGTTCGAGAACAACGGCGTGACGGCGAGGCTCGCCAGCCCGTATTTCCCCGGCACGTTGCTGCGCCAGGCGCAGAGTTGCGCGCAGGCGGCCGGCATCGACATGGTCATCGAGAACAACGTACTGGCGATCATGCCGCGTGGTGTCGCGCGTCGCGGTCAAATCCCGTTGGTGAGCCCTTCCACGGGGATGGTCGGCTACCCGTCGTTCACCGGCAACGGCATCGGCGTGCAGTGCGAATACAATCCAAACGTGACGTTCCATGGGCTGATTCAGGTTGAGAGTGATTTGCCGCCGGCCAATGGCCGCTGGCGCATCATCAATCTGCTGCACGATATCTCGGCAGAGACTCCGGGCGGCCCGTGGTTCTCGTTCATGGAATGCACGGAGCCACAGTATGCCCCCGTCCGCTGAACTTACCGCAGATCCGATCCTTTCCGTCTCGGCGCAGGGGTCGGAGTTCAACGCGCAGTCTCATTTGATCCAGTCCATGTTGGGCAACATGGCGACGGCAACGGTGGGGATCGTGCGTGCGGTTCACCCGGGCGGGATTGGCGGTGCCTCATCGGTCGATGTGCAGCCTCTGGTGGCGCAGACGGATGGCGCGGGAAACGTGCAGCCGCATGGCACCATCCATGGGCTTCCCGTGTTCCGCCTTCAGTCGGGCGGAAATGCCGTGATCCTCGACCCGGCCGTAGGGGATATCGGCATCGTGGTTTTCGCGAGCCGCGATATCAGCGCGGTCAAGTCATCTCGGGCCCCGGCGCAACCCGGTTCGGCTCGGCGCAACGACATGGCGGACGGCATGTATATCGGCGGCATTCTAAACGGCGCCGTGACGCAGTATGTCCAGTTCGTCGCCGGGGGTGGGATCAACATCGCGTCCACGGGGGATCTTAACATCACTGCATCCGGCGCGGTCGCGATCACGTCAGCGACATTGACGCACAACGGGACGAATGTCGGCACGACGCATGTGCATGGTGGCGTGAAAACGGGTGGTTCAAACACGACGGGTCCGCACTGATGGCCCGCACATTGCTTCTTGACACCGAACGCTGGGATATCGTCCTCGATGCAGCGCGCAATATCGCTGTTGCCTCGGAACCGTACGCTCTCGCACAAGATGCCGCGTCGGCTATTCGGGTCTTCCAAGGAGAGGCTTGGTATAATACCACCCTTGGCGTCCCGTATTTCCAGCAAATCCTCGGACAATATCCGCCGCTTCAACTGATGAAGTCCGCGTTCGAAAAGGCGGCCCTCACGGTGCCAGGTGTGGTGAGCGCGACTTGCTACATCACGAGCATCGAGGATCGCGCCGTTCGGGGCCAAGTCCAGATCACAGACGCCGCCGGTACCGTCACCGCAGCAGGATTTTAACGCATGAGCGGCAGCAGCGTCCCGGAACCGACATTCGGCCCCACGGGCTTCATCGCGCCATCCGAGGCCGACATTCTGGCCGGCGTCCTGACCGACACCAACGCCGCATTCGGCGGCAATATGAATACGCAGTTGTCCTCGCCGCAGGGGCAGCTTGCAACGTCCGAGACCGCCATCATTGGCGATAAGAACGACCAGTTCGTCTATTACACGAATCAGGTTGACCCGGCCTTCGCGGAAGGGCGGATGCAGGACGCCATTGCGCGGATCTACTTCATCGAGCGCAACCCGGCTGAGCCTACCGTCGTTCTCGCAACTTGCACCGGGCTTGCCGGCGTCGTGATTCCTGTCGGCGCTCTCGCGCAGACCACGGACGGCATCCTGTTCATGTGTACCGAGGCTGGCGTGATCCCTGTTTCGGGCTCGGTCACTCTGCCTTTCGCCTGCGCGACCACAGGGCCTATCCCGTGCCCCGCGAACACGCTGACCATCATCTACCAGACCATCCCGGGATGGGACACGATCAACAACCCGACCGATGGCAGCCTTGGCAATGTGGTGGAAGGCAGGGCGGCATTCGAGGCGCGCAGGTCTGCGTCGGTCGCGCTGAATGCCCAAGGCAGTATGCCGGCCGTCCGCGGCGCCGTGCTGAGCGTGGCGAACGTGCTGGACGCCTATGTGAACCAGAACACCACGGGTAGCCCAATTTCGATCGGCACCGTCGCGCTGGCTGCGCATTCCATTTACGTCTGCGCCCTCGGCGGCGCGGCGCAGGATATCGGTGACGCGATCTGGACGAAGGTAAGCCCAGGCTGCGACTTCAACGGGGGCACGACCGTCACCGTCGTCGATGAAAGCTACAGCCCGCCTTACCCGCAATATCAGGTCAAGTACGAGATTCCCACCCTCGTACCGATCCTGTTCCGCGTGACCATCGCGAACAGCGCGCAGGTCCCTTCGACGGCGCTGACCCAGATCCAGGACGCTATCATTCTCGCCTTTGCCGGCGGGGATGGCGGGCAGCGCGAACGCATTGGCGGGACGGTGTTTGCCTCGCGCTACTACTGCCCCGTGGCGGCACTGGGCGCATGGGCGCGGATCGTATCGATCAAGATAGGCGCCGGCACGCAGGCGGAGTTCACAGCGTCGTCGTCAGGCACGACGCTGACGGTCTCCTCGGTGGCGTCGGGGACCCTTCGCGTAGGCCAGTGGGTGCGCGGCGCCAGCGTGGCGGCGAACACGTTCATCACCGCCCTTGGCACCGGCACCGGCGGCACCGGGACATACACCATCAGCGTCACGCAGGCGGTGTCGAGCGAAGCCATGACCGGGACTGACATGGTGGATGACGTCTCGATCGAGATCGACGAGGCGCCGACGATCGACGCTTCCGATATCGCCCTGACGCTGGTGTGAGCCATGCAGGATTACCAAAAAACGATCCTGTCGCAATACAGCAATGCGGCCACGCTCACGCAGTTGATCACCAATTTCAACGGCTACATCGAGCCAGGTCCCCTGTTCGATGCGTTCTACGACAAGATATGGAACGTGCTGACCGCCCAGGGAATTGGCCTCGACATCTGGGGGCGCATCGTCGGCGTGGGCCGCGTGGTCACCATCGTGCCGTCGAACGAGTATTTCGGGTTCGTCATCCCTGATCCACAGGATTACACGCCGTTCAACGAGGCGCCGTTTTACAATGGGCCACCCTCGACCGAAAACTACACGCTGCCTGATGAAGCCTACCGGACGGTGATCCTTATCAAGGCGGCGACGAACATCGCCCGCACGACCAGCCCAGTCATCAATAGCCTGTTGACAAAGCTGTTTGAGGGGCGTGGCAAGTGCTACGTCCTCAGCCTCGGCGGGATGGAAATTCAATACACGTTTGAGTTCACGCTCACACCTCTGGAATTTTCAATCCTGACGCAGTTGGACATTCTGCCCAGGCCAACAGGGGTAGGTATCTCGATTGTGCAAATCCCGTGATGGAGCCAATCCATGCAATATAGCGACATTCCAGGCTTCATCGTTCTTCCGTTCGCAGACAGCGGCGGCAAGACGACGATCCCAGTCACGACCGCAACGCCTGGCCGCGCGTCTCTCACTGACGGCTTCCCGGCGCTCACTCGAACGCCCATTGCCTCTGGCGGCATTCCGCCCGATGGCACGGACATGAACGGCATCCTGTTTGAGGTGTCCGGCATGGCGCGGTGGTCCGCCGCTGGCGGCCCGGTCACGTACGATAGCGCATTCTCTACGGCCGTTGGTGGGTATCCTCGCGGTTCGGTGCTAACGAATAAGGCTTATAACGGCCAATGGTTCTGCACCATAAACAACAATACCAACGATCCAGATGCCAGCGGGGCAAACTGGATGAATTTGGTTAGGACCAAAACGAAAATTACGGCGACTGGCTCGCTCAGTATCCGCCAACTTGGGATAGTGCTGGTAGATGCCACGGCTGGCAATATCACCGTCACTTTGCCAGGGCACTCTGCCGCTATCGGCATCCCTTTGTATTTTGAGTTTGTCCGCGTTGACACGACCGGGAACACCGTCACCATCACGCGATCCGGATCCAATACGATTGAGGGGCTGGTTAGCATGCCTCTCGCCGTGGGTAACCGCGTCTCGCTCATGTCGGACGGTGTCTCGGCATGGAGCGTGCTTTCGGCAACCGCTGGGCAAGGCATGCAGGTTTTTTCGTCCAACGGCACTTTCACGGTTCCGGCTGCGATCTCTCGCATTTTCGTACGCCTATGGGGCGCCGGCGGTGGCGGCGGTGGCGTCGGCGGTGGTGGCGGCGGCGCTTCCGGGGGCGCTGGGGGCGGATATGCCGAGGGCTGGTATACGGTCACCCCGGGGGCTTCCATCACCGTCACGATCGGCGCCGGGGGCGCTCTGGGCAACGGAACGCCCACTGCGGGAGGAAGCGGCGGCACGACCTCGTTTGGGCCTTATCTTTCCGCGACGGGCGGCGGCGGTGGACAAGGCGCTTCTGGCGGAAGCATTGCCGCTGTTAATGGCGCGGTGGGAAGTGGCATCGGGGGCACCATCAATATTGCCGGAAACCCAGCCAATTCCGGGCTGAACACTGGTGCCGTGACACTCGGCAGCTCGGGCGGGGCGACATTCAGCACCAGCCTGATTGGTGGCTATGCTGTTGGCCCGGGTAATTCGGCCGCGTTCCCCGGCGGTGGTGGCGGCGGTGCTGGTGGCGGCACGAACAACAACGGTGGCACCGGCGCCAACGGCTTCGTCGTGGTGTATTGGTGAGGTCGAGATGAAATACGCCCGTATCACTGACGGCCGCGTCGCCGAGATCGTGATCATCCCCGAGGGGGCCGCGATCGCGGACATGTTCCATCCGGACATCGGGAGCACCATGGTCGCCGTGCCCGAAGAGGACGTGACCGTGGATTGGCTCTATGCCGGGTCCGGCTTCTCGCCGCCGCCCGCGCCCGAACCGCCCGAGATCAAGATTCCCAGCGTCACGGCGCGCCAATTGCGCCTGTGGCTTCTGTCCCGCGGGCGCGCTCTGTCTGAGGTCGATGACGCGATCGAGGCTCTGCCTGTTGGTG